AGCCATTATTTATCCTTTTTTAATAGAGTTTTCTTCTTAGGGAAGCCAGCTTTCATATTTTTGTAAGCCTTGTCACTGATAGTAGAGTTTTTCTTAGACCTACTTGTTCCCTTTTTCTTACGTGCGTTCATGTTCGCATATAATCCTTCAGGCATTTTTACTCTCATTTCTTGCGCTAATTGCTTTTGCTTTCTTTTTAGCATCAGCTTTTGACGATGCTCCCCATGCCTTTAGGCTAAGAAGAAGTCTAGTAGGTTTACCTTTTTCGTCACGTTCGGGGCCTTTTACGCCAGCCATTCGTGCTAAGAAAGAAGCCCTTCTTGGGTTATCACCAGATCTAACTGGGGCTTTAAGAGTACCGCCCGTATAGCTTCTTCGCCCCTTTTCATTAAGACCACCTTCGGGGTTCTTGCCTTCGCTGCGCGTCCATGCTGGTGTACTACTCATTTGTTATACGGCATTAGCAAGCTACGCGCTAAGTCCTTATTAGTAGTCTGTTTAGCCAAGCCTCTAACCATTCTTTCTTTGTTAGCCTTCTTACGCTTATTACGAGTAGGATCTTGCATATCTTTCATACCATCTTCAGTACGCTTAGTTGCATCACCCATTGCTACGGAAGGTAAGTCACCATAGTCCTTCTTACCAGCCTGATAGAACTCATCAGTCTTAGCTGCTACCGAAGTAGTCTTACTACCACCAAAACACATTATTCAGTCTCCTTTGTATATCCACTACTTTTCAACGCCTTCTTAGCTGTAGAATTATCTGCACTGTTATCAAACGTCTCTGGAACCTTATCACCAAATCTACTCATTTACAAAACCCTTTTTATTACCAATATTTTTTCAAGCTTTTTTTAACAATCATGTGAGTGAGAGACCACTAGCTACGTTACTATCGAGGTTTTTTAACCCCCTACCCCCTAGCCAAGATCAATCGAAACCTTAATATCTCCTGCTAGTTGTACTTGCGATCTATCTATTGGCTTAAACCCTGCTCTATCCAATAGATCCTTGCTAGCCTCAAGCTGTACGTACTCAGACTTAGCCTTCTTGGCTAGCCCTGCCAACTGGTGTACGGCTGCAGGAGCATGTCTACTAAACTCTTTAGCTACAACTTCCATCATGTACTGCTGCACATGGGCTAGCTTCATACTCTTCTGTGCCGTCACTCTTCCGCTGTCGCCTTCAGCGTAGCCAGCTTCTTGTGAGGCTTGTGTAAGATTACCACCATTTGCTACATACGCTTCAACCAATGCTGTCTGCTTACGTGTTAGTTTTCTTTGTGCTATGTTATTCATATAAACTCCTACTGTAGCCCCCCTCTCCCTCTCTCCCCCCATGTTTAGCACTACAAATACACCCTGTGTCAACGCACAAAACGTGCATCAGCCTATCTATCTTCTTCTAGTATGTTATGGAACTGGTGCTACAAGGTACTACAAAAAGATATGCTTTCGTAAATAATCCATGTCATCACTGCATCACTCTCGTTGCTGAAATCTATCTTGTAGTTCTGCAAGCGCGTGCGTATCATTTGCTTCAGCCATGTCTGCGTACCTCTATGTGAGGTGCCATTCCCTCTGACTTGACCTGCATGCCAGCATCGAAAACCCACCGCAACCACTTTCCTTTCTCAATAACTCCTGACTGTATTCTATTCTATGCCTGTCTTCCTTACATCTGGTTACAGGCGTGGAAAGAAGTTGCTGTGGGCGAGGGTCTGAAGAAGACCTTTTCGTTACTGGCTCTTGGTCTGCATCAGAGGGAATCACCCCTCACTAACTAGAGGTACTAGACATGACTAAATCAAACTCAACACACACACTTACAGAACTAAAGCTAGCTGTCATCAACTATCATGATGGTGACAACATGGAATATTTACAAAAGAATATCTCACGCGATGCGTGTTATACAAGTTACAATAGTTTAACATACAAGAAGAAGATGTTAGCTGATGCTGTTACTGACTTTGAATCATATGTTGCAGAAGGCAAAGACATCGCGGCAGAAAGAGCTTGCGAGAAAGCAGAACGCATTGAAATAGAACTCGAGCAACTCATTGAACGTCACGAAGCTGACTTACAAGTATACGTCATTATCAACGAAGGCGAAGAGTGGAGCATGACAGTCAAGCCTAAAAGCAAGGCATCACTAGCATCTAAACTAGCAGCAATGCAAAAGAGGGTGGCGTAAGCCCCCTCACTACCAAGGAGATACTCAATGTTAAGCATAGAAGAACAACGTCGCAACGAACGTCGCAATCTAGGTTACACTGATGCTGAGATACAGCATGAGGAATTAAAGGATCGCATCTGTATATTTTTATACGCAGCTACAGCATCAGGAATTGTAGCGTCAGCATGGATGTTACTCCTCTTTTGAGGGGGCGCATCTTGTGCTTGGCATTGAGTCGAGGTCAACATGTGGTGGGTTGTGTTGCGTAAGCGCACAATGTAAACTGTTGAAATGAAATGGAAAAGGATTAATGAAATGAAACACACACAGTTACTTAGATTTATGCGTGAAGACTTAGGTCTTCAAGGCTACTCGTATAAAGTATTAAAACTTGTAATGAAAACTAGCTCATCAGTTATTGCTGAGAAAATAGATCATCATCTTGCTCAAGAAATTATACATCAAGATGGTGAGCGTCATCCATATCATGCATATCGAAGAGAAGCATTCATGTATAAAGTAGCTGCACAATTCTTAGATTTATATCCGAATGAAACAATAGAGGAGTATTACCCATGATAGATATATATGATTGCTTCCAACGTACATGGTGGAAGGACAATCCTGATTGGCCTAATGGTTTACAACCACATGCTGGTGAAAAGAATTTCTATTTTAAGAATGCAGTTGGCAGTGAAACACATGCCTTCTTCACCGAGCAAGAAGCAATAGATTTTTGTAGACAATGGAACGACACGCATGATGCTGGTCGATATAGTCTCAAAGCAGAGTACCAAGACAGACCAGAAAGGGTAAGCAGATGAACATTACTATTATGAATGTAAGTAAAATTACACAAGTGCGTAAGATCTTCAAAGATTTTACCGCTCTTGAACTCAAGGTAACTGACACCAAAGGCAATGATGACTATATAACAATGCACTTTGACAACAACAAGCAGCTTATATGGGAGGCATTGCCAGATGACCAGCACAATTAAAACACCGCCGATGACACGGCAGCACTATGAATTTATAGCAGATCTGATGGGCCCAATGGTTGCTTGGCCTTCACATCTTATAGATATAGCTGATGCCTTAGAGAAAACTAATCCTAAGTTTGCTCGTAAGAAATTTCTTGATCGCGCAACTAAAGCATGGGAGGATAATCAAAACACAGGAGATTTACATGACACAATACCATTCTGAAGTTGTAGCTAAGTATAATAATTGTCCTGAGTGTGATGGTACTGGCGTGATAGTATACGCCAGCCTCAACGATGACATACCATTAAGATCATGCAATAACTGTAGCGGAAAGGGCTACGTTGAGATGGATGAACTTGACTGGCTTAAGTGATTGCTGCATAACCGCAGCATGATACAAAGTTATTGGGATATAATACAGGAAAAGCACAAGGGATTCGACATCCCTTTGCATAGAGTATTCATTAAGGCTGGACTGCCAACGTCAACGTACTATCGTACATTAAATGGCAGCACTGAATTAAGATATGATACTGCTGTAAAAGTTATGAGAATGATGGAGCTGATGGAAGGTGCGTATCCTACAAGCAAGGATAAGCGTAGACTGAATGCAAAAGTTTCCAAACTATAAGCAAGATACATATGTTACCACAACGTATGACGAAATGATTACAAGTCTGATTGATAGACGCAATCAATTAGGCATTTCACAAGAAGGTCTTGCATTTACTATAGGTTGTACGCCATCATTGATTCATAAGTGGGAGCAGTACAAGCGAGTTCCCTCGGGTTTCATGTTCGCTTGTTGGGTAGAAGCACTTGGCTGTCAGATCGAAATCAGCACGAAAGATATTGAATCAAGTAACATATCCTTGTGATGCTTGCGATCAACGCACTGAATTTTTTGTGCAGATCATGGCGACTACCAACCCAGCCACATATCATACCATATGTATGACCTGTTATGAGGAGCAAACATGGCAAACAAAAATAAGTCTAAAGGAATCTACCACGAAAAAAGATTCTGCGAATGGCTCGACAAAATCGGCATCGAAAACTACCGCGTCCCCCTCTCAGGTGCGCTCGGAGGAGAGTGGAGTGGTGACATCCACGTCACACTGGGCGGACGAAAGCTGGTAGCCGAGGTAAAGTACAGAGATAAATCTAATTTCCCTAGTCCATTTACTGTACTGGATGGCAGGGACATAGCCTTCTATAAAAGAAAGACAGGCAAACCACAGTCGTTGGTAATAATGCCAGCGGAATTATTTGAACACTTACTAGGAGAGACAAATGGAAAACCAAACGAAAAGAATTAAAGCACACCTTGATAGTGGTGAATCACTCACAGCACTAGATGCCTTTGAAATATTTGGCTGCTTAAGATTGGCAGCACGTATGCATGAACTAAAAGAAAGTGGCTATCCTTTTATGAAAGAAACTATTACATATAATAATGGCAAGCGAGTTGCTATGTATACAAAAGTAAACCTCTAGTACGGCTCATGATACTAGAGGTTTAACAGTAAGAGGACATTAAGAAATGGAAAGACCTAATGTATGCAGACATATTACTACGAGATGTAATTGATTGGCAAGTAAACAATCCTAATGCTAAATATATTTTGATTGTGCTTGCACGTTACACAGATCTAAATGGTGAGTGCTTCCCAAGCATACCAACTTTAGTCAAGACTACTGGCCTCAGTAGAAGTACAGTCATACGTGCTATCAACTGGTGCATAGATAATAATTATATAACAAGAAAGTCTGGACGCACTGGCATAGCCAGTGTGTATAGATTCAAACATTTAATGGAGGATGATATGAAAGATACCAGTGTCACACAGACACCCCAAGTTATATCTAATGTAATAGATATTAATAGTAATAGTAATACTACTTGGAGTGTCACAGAGACACTCCCCTTCGATGCGTTCTGGTCAGTGTACCCACGCAAGATAGCAAAGGGACATGCTCGCAAGGCATTTGATAAGGCATGTAAGATTGCAGACCCAACTGCAATTCTTACTGCCGTTAAGAAATTTGCTGATGCTACTCAAGGCACAGACAAACAGTTCATCCCTCACCCTACGACATGGCTCAATGGTGAGAGATGGGAGGACGACATCGAGGACGTTGCACCTAGCAACAGAACCAACACAGATTTCTTAGATGAAATCATCAATGATATGTCGCATAAAAAATTAGCCATAGATAAGGAGTAACACATGGACTACAACCAACGCACATCAATGATAGGTGTCTGGCTACAGGGTATCTTAAAACGCTACACGCCACCATCTAGCATGGATCGTGACACACTCGGTCAAGAGCTTCAGCTTATTGTCGAGGACATCAACAACAATATACCTTCTTCATTCGAGAAGGTAGACTTAGAGGTCGTGCTAAAAAAGATCGATGGTCACGTCCGACAGTATCAAGCTTCTCGTACGTGGCCGACAATCAAGACGTTCATCATGTCAACGAAGACAGCTGTCGACGAATACTCACGCAATACAGAGAGCTTGAAGGTGACATCACAGAGCAAGCTCGACGCAGCTGTACTCATGGTCAAGCGAATCAAATCTGGCGGCGCAATACCAGAGTGGATACTCAACCCTGACTCTATCTATCGACAGCGACTGCTGCTTGACACAGATCTTGTCGAGTCTGACTTCAATAAATATCTTGATCCTACTGCAACAATGCAGTAGACAAGTACATATAAGAGGAGAATAATAATGGAACGTAAAGGATTTATTGGCGGCAGTGACGCTGTCAAAATAATGAACGGCAACTGGTATGAACTGTGGCAGATTAAGACAGGTCGTGTCGAGCCAGAAGATTTGTCACACAAGTTAGCAGTACAGATGGGCATACTATCAGAGGACATGAACCTCGGTTGGTTTGAAAGAGAGTACAGCAAAAAAATATTAGAGAAGCAAGACAAGTACACACGCACACACAATGGCGTGCCGTATGTAGGTACGCTTGATGCTATACTAGAAGATACCAACGACATTGTTGAGGCCAAGCATACGTTTGCACACAATACATTAGACAAGGTGTGTGATTACTACATGGCACAGGTGCAGCTGTATCTATGGCTATCCAATATGGATGGTGCATACATGTCAGTATTCTTTGGTAACAACAGATGGGAATGTGCATACGTTAAGAAGCATGACCCATACATAAGTGTAGTGCTTGATGCTTGCACAGATTTCTGGGCGCACGTTGAGAGTGACGATGAACCTATCGGACACGACCAACCAATAGCATCACCTAAGAATTTAGTACCTGTAGATGATATGATTAAACGTGATGCTAGTTCGGACAATCATTTCACATACCTAGCACAAGAGTACCTAGAGTTTGAACCTGCAGCTAAGTCATTCGAGTCAGCCAAGAAAGATCTCAAGGCTATAGTTGCCGACAATGAACGTGAGGTATACTCAGATCTATTAACCATACGCCGTGATAAACGTGGCGCATTACGCATTAGCAAGAGGAGTAAGTAATGGACAATCTAAATATATGGAACAAGCTATCCAAGTCAGACCCCAAGTATCTGAAGAAGGTTAGCTTCGGGTCGCGTAGCTTTACAGCTATCGATCCGCAATACCA